GGTCACCTGCGCGGTGCTCGCCGTAGGCCAAGCACGGAGCGCAGTGGTCTGATACGGGTGGAGAAAAACGACAAACCAACGCTCGCCATCAATCAGCACAGGTCTGATCGGTGGAGAGGTGGTCTTCGCTGCCTCGACCGCCTTATCAATCAGGCTCAAGGTGAAAACATCGGTGACGCCAGCTAGCGCATTCATGCTCTCGTCGTTGGCGTTTGTGCCAGGACGAACAATGCGCGTGGACGTTGCCGGAGACACCGTGTTGTGACCGGTGTAGCGGGTATCGGTTTGCACCGTGTACCCACAAACCTGATTGAAGAACCATTGATCCCATCTATCAGCCCACCAGTCGGACAAGCCCATCATGGCCTCGTCCCTGATGTTGAATGGGATACGCTGCTCGGTCATTTTTCCTTCTGACCGAACCGCGTGCCTTAACTGATTGATGATCAAGTCGTCCGTGAAAGTCGTGAGGCTCTCTTCGTTGCCTTCTTGCGTTGCATCACCTTGCACACCGTCGCCAGTGAGCTGGTAGCGCAACGTCACGCGGACCCTGTCGCCCGGACCCTTGTTGGTTTCGGGTTTGATCTGGACCAGGCTATCTGATCCCGAGCCCATGAACGTCTTGATGTAACACTTCCTCAAAGCCTCCCTGGCCAATTTTCGTGACCAGAGTTTCACGGCTTCGAGGGCATTTACTCCATATGCTGTGTCTGCCATGCGGGCACACCTTCAGTGGTCCTCGCAGTTCCATGCGAGGCGTTGGAGCAATGGGTTGCGTAGGTGCGCCGGTTAACGCCACGGGCTGGCGGGCTCGCTGTTTAACGACATAAGCGAGTACGTCGGGGCCGCTCGGTTTAACGCCTCGAGCGGCGAGGGCGAACTGTTACAGGTAGACGTCGCTGGTGAGCGTCATGCCGGTATTAGCGCTCATGTTCAGCTTGAGATAGCGCCAGGGATGATTGGGCCGCAGGATGTAGTAGCCGATGGTGGTGGTCGTGATCGTCAACGCCGCCACGGCCACCGTCTCCGGTGTCGCGATCGCTGCGTAGGCGACGTTGAAGAAGTTGGTGCCGTCCATCGAGCCAAGAATGTTGACGGTCACGGTGGTGCCCGCCGTTGAGTTGATCTGCAACAATGCTGGCCCGCGCGCGCCGCCGCGGTCGAGCGTATTGGTGCTGTCGGCGTTGCCCGTCTGCGCCGTCTGGAGATTGACGATGGCGCTGATATTTGGCCCGAGGCCGGTAGGCGCAATGGTGGCCATCTGATCTCTCCTAGAGCTTGCCGGCGCGCTTCATTCTCTCCCACTCGCGATCGAACGCCTCCGGGTCCTCGGCCCAGAGATCCGACAAGTCGGAGATGGTCATGTCGTTGGAGGTCTTGCGCCCCTCGCCTCCGGAAATGGTCAGCGCCGCCTTCTGGCCGCGCTTAGCCGCCTCGATCTTGCCATTGGTGAACTGACCATTGGCGCCGCGGGGCTGCGCCGTCGGCGTCTTATAGCCTCTGGTTTTCGCCGCCTCATAATAGAGTGCGGCCGGGGCCACCCCGAGTTGGAAAGCTCTCTGAGCGATCCCAGCCGCGTCGCTTTGCAGGATAGCAGCCCGCAGATGCGCCGGGGAGGGAAGACCCTGCGCTCGAGCTTCCTGCTGCGCGAGCTGCGAAGTGTCCGGATAGAGGTGCATGAGCTCCGTCATGCGGTGCGCCTTGAGGTGCTCGCACGCCGCGTCATAGTCGCTGCAGGCCTGCCCGTTGAGTTCGACCATGGGCGAGGTTTTGCGGAACTCATTCTCCGAGGCGCGAACATGATCCCAGAAGACTTGTTCTTGGTGTTGCGCCTGCAAGTGCTGCTGGGTCTGCTGCGCGCCCTGGTAGGTATGGGCCAGTGCCTGCTCGAGTATCGCGGTGCGCGCCTGGAAGTGCCCGATGGGATCGGTGTTGATATCGGGGATCTCAGGTTGCTTCTGCTCGGGCTGCGGCTGCCGGCGTGAGGCGCGGAGCTCCTCGATTAACCTGTTGACGTTGGAGAGGCTCTCCTCGGCCCGGCGAGCGCGCTCGCGCTCGGAGGTGAAAGCGCCCTGTGCGTTGCGGTAGTTGGTCTCGAGCTGCTCGTAGGTCAGCTTAGGCTTTTCTTCGGCCGGCTTTTCCTCAGCCTCCGGCTTCGCCTCGCCCTCCGGCGCAGGTGCGTCTTCATCCAGTATCGCGTCTGGCTTCTCGAGCTCAGCCTGGAGCTCGGCCCACTGTTGACTGTCATCAGGCGCAGGTTCGCTAGTCGGCTGCCCCGGTTGGGGCGTCGTTGCATCTGCCATACAGGTTTCCTTTGGTTACAAAATGCCGAGCATGCGGAGCACCAGCAGCTCCTCCTCGCGCTCGTCGCTGTCGCTCAGTGGCGGCAAGACCGGCTCAGGCTTCAGCGCCGGAGCCGCATGCAGCTTGAACCTCGGCCGCTCGAGGATCGGCGGCGGCTTGCGTGCTGGCCGCCCCAGCTCATCAAGCGACGATGGCCCGGCCGGCACCGGCACCTTGGTGACAACCTGCGCCGGGTCGCCTTCCACGTAGCGTGGAACTGTGCGCAGCTCGGGCTCGGGCTGCCGCCGGAATAGCTCCGGATCGTCATAGCGGTTCCGGAACGGGAACTGCCGGCGACCGCCGCTGCCGGCGCCACCACTGACCGGCGGCTGTGGTGGTGTCGGCCCCACACCGGGGTCTTGCGAAATCGATGTGACGAACGTGCTATCGACAACGCGCGGGAAGAAGCGCGGCAGCGCCGTATAGCCTGTCCATTTGTCGAGGGTAACTGGACCCTCTGCCGGAGGCGGCTCCGTGAACTCCGGCTTGGCGTAGGTGCTGAGCTCCAGCAGCCGTCGCGCTGGTGCCGGGATCGGGCTCGCCGTTAGCCAGTTCAGCAGCGAGATATCGCTGGGGACCTGGACGAAGGCCAGAGCACCAGTGTTCTGCAGCGTGCGCGCTGCCGGCGGCACGAAGCTGTAGGCGAACCACTTGTCGAGGGTGACGGTCTCGACAGGCGCTGGCGTAAATATCGGCCAAACCGAGGAGCTCGCCGGCCGTGCCGCCAATGGCGCCGGCATGGCGCTGTAGGCCAGCCACTTATCGAGGGTGACAGGCCCCTCAGTAACCGGTGCCGGCGTAAATCCAGACCAGGCAAAGACACTGTCAGGGTATGGCGGCGGCTTGAACGGCCCGACGCTGTAGGACTGCCACTTGTCGAGCGTGACAGTTTCAGCGGCAACCGTGACCAGCGAAACAAAGGCCGGATCGGACTGCGCTCGAGGCGGCACCCGCTGTGGCAGCGGGCTATCGGTAAACCAGCTGCTGCGGGTAAGGAAGTCGGCGACAAAACTGAAAGCGCCGGTATTCTGCGGCCTGGCTGCTGGCGCCGGTATCGGCGATGCGGTCAGCCACTTATTGAGAATGGCGCCGACGATATCGGCGAGTACTGGGGCCGCCGTTACGCTCGCCGGCCTAGCGGCTGCCGGCGCCGGCATCGGGCTGCCGGTGAACCACTTGACGAGGTTCTCGCCGACGATATCCGCCAATACGGGAGCGGCGGTACTGCTTGGCGGCCGCGCTGCCAGCGGCGGTGTGCCAACACTATAGGCTTGCCACTTGTCGAGCGTGACATCTTCGACTACCGGCGGCGCAACCACCGGCACGAACGCCTGCGCCTGATAGGGCGCTACCCGCTCGAACGTGACAGGTAGACTGACTGCCTCTGCCCTCGGCGTGTCGATGGCCTGGGCAGTGATGAGCGCTAGCAGTAGTGACATTAGCTAGCGCCCTTTGCTATGCTCGACCTCGCGCGCAGCACCGTGGAAAGCAGACATGGTAGTGGTTTCGTCCCACCTGCTAGAGCCTCGCGCTAGAGCAGATTGAGTGGGAAGTTGGGGTAGCGTCCAACCTGCGCGTATCACCAGCCTGTAATGGCGGCAGGATCGATCTCGGCCCACTCAACCTGCACGGCAATGCTGCTCGTGCCGGTGCCGGCAACGGCGACGATCTCGACAATGAACCCCTCGTTCTGTGCGAACACGAACGGGTATTCGTCGGCAGTATTTCTCTGCCACATATAGGTCGGCGGTAGCAGCAACGACGTCGCCGTGGCGACAGCCACGTTGCCCAACGCCATGGCGCAGCGGTTGGTATCGAGGGTCTTGGTGCCGGCACCGAGCGCCGCAGTGGTGGCAATACGCACACCAGTATCGGAGAGCAGCGACAGCGGAAACGACGTGCGCTTTTTATTGGTGTTACTCGTGCTGAACACGATTGCCGTGCCGCCCGTGCCGTCAGCCGTCCAACTCCGTGCCACGCGCATGGCGAGTTGCGGCGGCACGCCTGCCACGAATGCGGTTGTCGAGACCGCCCATGAGACGATCACTGAGCGCAGGACCATGAGGCGGGTGGCATCGATCCAGCGCATCTGGAAAATCTCGCCGGTCGTGGCCGCAGCCAGCACGCCGGTCATCTGGCCGAGCGCGTAGGCGCCGCGCGTGCCAACATCCATCGGCCGGTTGATGACGCGCAAGGCGCGGTGTTGGGTCTCGACCTCGCCAGTGGTGCCGGCATTGCCCTGCAATTGGATAGCCATATTTTATCCTCTTAGAGCCAGGCCCAGCCGACAGTCCAAAGGCCGTAGGGTCTCGGCGCGGTATCGCCGGTCCTCGACGAGCTGACTGGCACATTGGTCATTGTCGTGCCGGGCTGCGTCAGCGGCGCGATACGATCCGGCACCGGAAAGCCATCGCGCTGCACGCCGTAGATCGTGAAACCAACGCCCACGGAAATATTGCCGGCCGTGATCATCGGTGCATCGACAACGTGCTCGTCGGCCGTGTGATCGGCGGTGGCTACCGGATAGATCCAGGCCTCGACCAGCGAGTTTGCCAGGATGCCGCTTTCGCCGGTCACCGTTGCCGTCGCATCCGTCTTGCCGGGGAAGGCGCCAAAGTCGATGGTGGTTGTGCCTCTAGAGCCCATAAGACCTCAATGCGTCTTGGCGCGCGTAATGCCGGCGCAACTTTTCCTCGAAAGGATCGCAGCCCTTGCCGAGGCAATGCCTGCAGATCAGCTTGGCGCAGATGCCACAGAAGCCACCGAGATCCTCGGGCCGCTGCTTCGGGCCAACCATCGTCAGCCGCTGACAGTGAGCGCACGTGAACGTCTCACCCTCAGTGACCTTGCCGTCGCCGTTGGTGAGAAACGTGTAGCCCTGCGGCTTGCGCATTATTCGGTGAATTCAGCGGTGGCAGTGGCGAGGCCGGTATAGGTGGCGGCGACGTTCTTGGCTCTAATCGCGACGCCGGCATTGTTCGTGGCCGGAATGATAAACTCGCCACCAGGCACTGCGACCCAACGAAACGACGCGCGTTGATTAAGCGGCATTGCCCACAGCGAGACACCGAAGGATGGCTCGACCGTCTGATTGACGGTGGAGACCGTACCGGCGGCGCGCCTGCTGCTATCAGTTGGGCTCGGCGTTGCCGCCGAGCCGGTGCCGGTCGTGGTGGTGCGCGACACATCCCAGTCGAGCAGGTTGTCGGCCGGCGCGCTATCGGCAGCAATATCGAATGCGACCAGCGAGGCACTGGTCAATGTGGCGGTTGCCGCCGTCAGATTGACCTGAGTTTTATGCGTGGTCGAGATCGCCTGCTGGGAGCCAGCCTGCGTGTTTGAGGTCGTGAAGGCAGCCATTTCCCTATTTCCTTCCGTTACGAGGACAAGAGGCGCGTGCGCCGGTAAAAGCCGCTCGAATGCACAGGGAAGCCCTGTGGAATGCGTGGATCAGCGATCGGTATCGGTGTGTGTGCAAGCATGCCCTGATGCAGGCGATGCGGTGGGGGCGGCGGTGGCATTGCGGTGTAGCCCAGCCATTCGACGCCAGTGGCATCGGTGGCAGCGGCTTGCTGCACGACGACATAGGCTACCGCATGCCCCTGTACGCCATCCGACCCCGCCGTCCAGCTCGCCGTCGTGGTCGATCCGGTGGCGACAACGTATTGCGCCGAAAAGTCGCTATCGGCATTGACGTTGCTGTCAGAAAAGATAAGGACGCCGGGACTGGTGACAGTATTTGTATTACTGAAGTCGCTCGCCAGCACCGCCACCAGAATATCGCCAACATTGGTGCTGATGGCTCCCGTGCTCGGATTGGAGCCGGTGCCGTTCGTAGTGCCACTCGCACCTAATGTGGTCTGCGCACCCGTGAAGGAGATCGAGTAGCCGGCGGCTTGTCGGTCGCTCGCATTATGCGCCACCATGCTCACTGAGACGGTATTGCTGCCGCTAGATGGGCTGGTCTTGACCCAGATTGACGACGCCTCAAAGATAGTATCGTCAGCTGCAGCAACCGAGCTTGCGGCAACGCTGTTGTAGCTGGCGGAGCCGACGGTGCGCTCATTGAGAATGCTTTGGCCGGCTGAAAACAATATCAGCAGCACATTCGCAGCGGCATTGCAGGTATGCGACCAGGTGTATGGGTCGGAAGCGCCTACCGTCGCGACCTTATGCGCCGTACTGTCAACCGCTAACGCCATTAATGCTCAACGATCTCGGTCATGCGGCCAGACCGGTCGCGACCTATCGACATGCGGCGCCTGCGCGGTGCCGGCTCAGCCGGCGCCTTTGGTTGCGCCACAGCCGCGTTCTTCTCCCTGGCGATGGCGCGCTCGTTCTCGAGCTTCTGCGTGCCGAGCGTATGCTGGCTGTGCAACTCCGCTGCGCTCTGCTGACCTTGGAAGGCGAGCTCGCGCTGCTGCTGGGCGTCTTGGAAGGCGAGCGTGTTGGCGTGCTGCTGCTGCTCCATCTCCATCTTCCGGCCCTGGTGCACCATCTCCATGTTGTGCTTCTGCGCGGCAGCCATCATCTCCTGGCGGCCCTTCTCCACGTTGATTTGCAGCTTGACCTTTTCGACCTCGAGCTCGTTGGCCATTTTGGCCTTCTCGAGTTGGAATTCGCGCTCGGCCTTTTGCGCGTCAATCACCGCCTGCTGCTGTTGCTGCTGCGCTGACTGTTGCAGCTCGAGCTGCTTGGCCTGCAGCTGCCCTTGTGCCTTGACCATGTCTGGATCAGGCGGCGGCGGCTGCTGCGCGGCGTTCATGATGGCCTGGTTGATCTTCATCGACACGCCAGACGGCAGCGGCGAGTACTCGAGCATGATCGTCCAGACTTCCGGCGGGACGTTCAACTTGGCCAACATCGGCATCATGTTTTGCATCATCATCCACGTCAGCTCTTTTTGATTTGGCGACATGGGTGCATCGTCAACAATGACATCATAAGTGGCCGTGCCGGCTTGTTTTACGAGCGGCACATATTGCTCGGTATTATCCTGCCCCTTGATGCGGATTAATCGGCCATCGCTGATGTAGTTTTGGATAAAATACAGTCTGACGCGGCCTTTCATTTTCCTGTAGCGCCGCAAACTGTCGAAAAACACGGCCAGGATCGCGTAGCCAGCCTTTTTGCGCTGCGCCTCGATTACTCCGGGTTGATCCCTTTCGACCAATCCCAACATTTCGAGATTAATACCGCTTGTTTGCGGCAAGTTATTGAGGGCGAATTCCATCATTTTGTCCAAACCCGTCGGAAATACCGCGGGCTGGCGTTCTTGCACGGCCGCTTTTTGGCCGCTTAATGCGCCGCGCTGCAATTCGATCGCCGCATCGGGTCGAGACCAGTCCTCGAGCGCCTTGCGCGGATTAGCAAATGATCCGGCCTCATATAATAGGCCACCTTTGGCCGCTGTATTCAGTATGTGCATAATTTGGCAGAAGAATTTGTTTCCCCACATTTGGGGATCAATCATCGCCCTAACTACACCGTAAAACGTATTCTTATTCCTGTCCCTTTTCCCGGTAATGGCCTTAAAAGTAAATGATTTGCACTCGATATCCTGTTGCTGGACGATGGCGTCGCCAATGACGATCGCCTGGCAGTAGCGGTTTTGTTGGATTTTGACGTATTCCGGCGGCTTGGTGCCCTGCGAGAGCATCATCTGCCCGATTTCTTTGAGCTTCGACTGCGGAACAACAATTGCCGAGCCCGTCATCTCGTCGGCAATGCGGTATGCGTCCTCTTTTTCGTACCACTGGAAGTGGCGCACATACACTTGGTTTCTATTGGTGCTCTCGATTGCTCGAGCGTCCTCGCGCTCGTAGTCATCGCGTGGGCCGGTGTGGCCCATGCCGCGATCGTCATCGACACCGCTAGCGGCGCCGCCGCCGGCCGTCTCATCCTTGATTTTGTCCTTCCACTCCTTCGGCAAGTCGACCTTATTACGCCACCGCGAGTGGATTATGTAGCGGGCATCTGCAAGGCAGCGCTTTTTGGCCTGCGGGTCGGACAGCATCTCGAGGGGATCGATGCGGTCGTCAATGATGCGACCCTCGGGGTCCTCCGAGTAATCCATACGCGTCTCGGTCCACGCCATGCCGCATACAACGAGGTCGGCGAAGGCGTCGCTTTCCTCGTCCTCGGTGTCGCCAAGGTTGCGGGCCCACTCATCGGCGGCGGTGACAATTTCATTGATCTGGACGTCGCCCTGCTCTCGAGGCGAATAGCGCACCTCTTGCCGGTTCAAGATTTCGGCGCCGCAGACGGCATCGACCATGGGCGCAATTCTATTGAAAACGACCGGCTGCCGCATCTGATCGAGCAGCGCGGCCTTGTCATCGGCAGACCACTGATGGCCGGCGACGTAGTCATAGCTCTGGCGCGCTTCCTCCCGCCATTCGGACCAGTGTTGTTTGGCTTGACGCTCCCAGCGTTTCAGCTTGCGGAGCAAAGCCTCGTCGTCGCCGGTATCGGCACCGCCTTCCGCGGTGTCGCCGTCGTCTTCGTCTTGCATTTTTTTGCTTACTGTTCCGAGTTAGCGCCGGGCAGCGCCGGCACACCGAGCGGCGCCAGGGCTAAGCCGGCGCCCGCGAGACCAAGCAGCGGCTCCTCGCCGCGCATCATTCGACGCATGACGACCTCTGGCGTGAGGCCACGCTTCTCAGCGGTGTATTTGACGCGGTCCTCGAACACCTTGAGGAACGGGTCGGGCGCCGACTTAAGGCCGGTTTGATCGCCGGCACCAATCCACATACTCGACTGCACCTGGGCCGGCGTGATGCCCTTGCGCTCGGCCAGCCGGCGGAAGATGTCACCAACATAGCTGTAGGCTGTCTTCGGGCTCTCCATCGGCTGCCCGCCTTGGGTCTCGACACCCACGGCGCGCAAGGCGTGACGATCAAGCGTCGGCGGCGTCCAATTGCCGGCAAGGTTCTCGCCGAAGCGGAATACCTTGGGGTTTTGCAGCGGGTCGAGGCCGCCGGTCATGACATTGGCGACGTTCTGGTTATGCAACTGCTGCACCTTGCTGCCGTAGCCGGGCGCCGGCTTAAACTCCTTTGTTGGCGGCTCCTCGCCCTGCACCATCAGCCCCAGGCGGTAGGAGGCGTCGCGCGTATTAAGGTGCACCTTGTTCTCTGGCGAGGTGGCGGCGACCATCTGCATGTAGTCTTGATAGCGCTCGAGGCCCTTCTCCTTGCCGAGCTCGGCCTGGAACCGCTGCAGGAGCTGCTCGGTGTTGTACCAACCGAGGCCGGCGCCGCTCTCGATGCCCTTGTCAACCAGGTCGCCGAGGCGGCGCATATTGGGTGCCTTGTCGAGGCCCTGGTCGATCATCCACTGCGGCGTGCCCCTGGCCCAGGAGGGCTCTGGATAGTCCACTTGGGGCACATTAGGCACGCGCTCGAGCACCTTGGGCGAGGTGTCGAACAATCGCCCCTTGGCGATCGCCGGCTTAATGCGGCCGGGCGCGTAGAGCGCCGACATGATTTGCCCCTCGGGCGAATTCAGGCCGGCGGCGATGTAGGACATGCCGGGCATGTGCTGCAGCACCCGCTGCCCCAAGGTCGGCGGCGGCGTCGGCTCGTTCAGCGCCTCGGCCAGTGGACCCGTGGTCGGCAGGGATCGCAGGTAGTCGTAGACGGCACCCTGGCGCAGGTAGTCGTCGTCGGCCATACCCATGGCTAGAACTGCCAGTTGCCGTATATGCCTGGCTGCCAGAATTGCGGGCCCAGGTTTTTGCCGAGCTGGCGCATGTCATTACCGCCGCCCTCAACGTCGAGGCTGAAGCCCTGTTGCGGCGGCTGCGGCGGTGGTGCCTGCGGAGGACCAGGTGGCAGCTGCATCGGCTGGTAGCCCATCGGCGGCTGTAGCGGCAGGCGATAGGCCCGCAATGCCTGCATCAGGCGGATGTCATCGGCCATGCCCATCGCCGGGCCCTCGCTGCTCGTTCCAATCGGCGAGTTCGCCGAGGAGCTCGTCAACGGTTTCCTTGGTGGCGGCGCCCGTCACCGGCAGATCGTTCTTCTTTTGGAAGCTGGAGATGGCATCGCGCGTCAGCGGGCCCATTTCGCCATCGACGTCGAGGTCCGCCTCTGCCACCAGATTGAGGCTCGCCTGCGTCCAGCAGACCTCTTCGGGGTTCATGGTGCCGATATCGACGCTCGGGCGCCCGTGCTCGCTCGGCCAAACGTAGGCAATGACCACGCCGGGGTCGTAGGAGCTCTCTTTGACCATGTCGGACTGATTGCCGCCGAGGCAGATGAGCTTGGAGCCCTCCCAGCGCTCGAACAGCGTCACGTGGCCGCCGCCGTCGCGGCTTTGCACGACGACGCAGCCTAACTTGGGCTTGGTGAGATGTGTTGACTGATCCCAATCGGCCCAGGACTGGGCCCACATCCAGCGCTCGGTGTCGGTTTTGCCGAATACCGGCTCGATATTGGACATGGCCATGCAGTAGGCGACGGTTAGGCCGCACCAGGCGATATCATCGCCGGTATAAAGGTCCGCGTATGCCTTTTGCTCGGGATACTTACGGCCAATCGTGTCCGCCATATGCATGATGTGCGGATTGTCGGCTGAGCCGGGCGCCTCCGTCATGCCGGTAATCGAGCGCATGACCGTCAACCAGGGGGGAGCCTTGTCGGGTTGGGGCATGGGTGGCCTCGGTGGTGGTTTGGGCGGCGCAATCGAGGCTTCCGCCCAGGTTTGCTTCAGCTGATCGTGCGTGCCGTCGAAAGAATTGATATCGCAGTAGCCGATGCCGGCGATCGCGTGCGGCCCTGGCCCCACGTCGCCATCAGTGTACTGCCAAAGCCAGACGCCGTGGCGATCCCAGCAGGGTGGCCACTCGAGCTCGGGCCCGTACTGCGCCAGCCACAGCCGCGTGCCGGCGAGATAGCTATCGATGCGGTTGCCAATCTGCTCCTTCAGTACGTGACCTGAGTAAAGCGCGGGACGCTGTCCCGTAAGCTGCTCGACCAACAACAGAAACTCTTTTACGTCCTCGAGCGAACAGCCCTCGTCCTCGTGATCGAGCACAAGCAAGGTCTCGGGGCCTGGCGCGGCATTGAGCAGGAAGTGATTGACCTGGGCGATGACATTGCCGGGCCGAAAGAAGTGGTAGGCGCCCCACAACAAGCCGGCTTCCTTCACTTCGCGGCGAATGTCGTTGTAGTAGGGATCGATATAGTCCGTGGCCTCGGTGGCCTTGAAAATGACGCCCCAAAGGCCATCGCGCTTAGCAGCCTGCCAGTCGATCTCGTCGGGCCGCTCGTCAAAATTATGGTGCGAGAGGTCAACAACGTGTGGATAGATTTTTGTCATCACGGCACTTCGTAATTGCCACACCAGTCGGTGGGGATGACCTTGGGCCAATACCTGTCCACGGTCTGGCCACCACCAACAATGCCAGCGTAGGGCGGCAGCGCTCGACAGCGCATAATCGTTGGCGGATCACGAGGATCGTTGAAATAAAACTTACAGGTCGAGCAGCTCTCGCCGGCCGGCGGCTGGATGCGCGGCGATGGCGTTTCCTTTGCTGATGCCTTAGCTTGCATTAGATTTCCTTTGTCCACAAACGTACAGAAAACCAGTATTTATGCGGACTTGCGCGATTGTGACTGTTGTGCCAAGAGTACAACCCTGCACCGAAGGGAGGTCGGTAGCAGGCGATGCGGACCGCTCCCCCTAGCACCGCATTAGCGAGCCCGCGAGAGCGGCCTTCCCCCCGGTCGCTCTCGCACCTCCACGAGGTGTGCGAGGACCCCAATGATCAAATGCGATGTATGCGGCGAACCACGTGCCACCGTTGATTGGCATCGGGAGCACCTACCGATAAAGCTTGCCGATGACGCAGAGGTGACGGCTATGCCTATGGTGCCGGTGATCTCATGCGAGAGCTGTGGCGAGCGCTATACCGATGAGCGCGGTGAAGAGATCCGAGAAGAGGCCGCCAAGACTATCCGGGTCGCCTACGAGCTCGGCCGACTAAACGGCCTAGGAAACGGGGAGGCATGATCACGGTCACCTCGAAACTGTTTGATGACCTCGTTAAGGCCTTTCGTGACCTCGCCGGGCCCCAGCTCGTGCTGGCGCTTGTTGTTGACCGTGAGGGCGGCGTGCATTTCACCATTCAAGGCATCGAAGGCGCCCTCGAGGAGCTGCCTGGGCTACTGCTCACTATGGCTGACAGCATCAGAGAGGATATCCGCATCCAGAAACCCCTGCGGAGGCACTGATGGAACGCATCAGGGCGATGGGCGGTGGTTGAAGCACTTGTCGGCGAGCATGTTGATCAGTTGCCCGCGCTGTGCCTCCACGGCTGCGACATTGGCCAGTAGCGTCTTGGCTGCGTAGAGACCACCAACCAGGAACATCACGTTGATGATGATCAGCGCCAGCGCCAATGGCTGGCCTTTCATGGCGTCAACAGCCTTGCCGATATTCTCGCCGCCGTTCATGGCTTTACACCCAGAGAAACAGAAACAGCCCCAGCGCCACTAGCAACGCGACGAAGACGATGGTTGGCCAGTCTAGGCTGCCCAAGCCGAAGCCCTCGGCCTGCGCCTGGCGTAGCGGTCGATGACCGGGGGGACGAATTCGGGCATAAAGCCGCACGCGCCGGTCATCAGGGCGTCAGCGCCATGGCTCGCCCAGTTGTGCAACGGCTCGGATTTGTAGGTGCCGAGCCGCTCGTCCCAAACTTTGGTGTAGTTGTCCAGGCAGCGCACACCCTGCGCGCAATTGGTCTCGTCAATCCAGACCATATTCAGCCAGTTGCGGGCGGCTTCGATGGCGTCGGCCTTGTTTTGGATGCGGGGCACGACGATGAAGCTAACTCCGAGGTTCCAGGCGACATCTTTGATTTTCTCACGACCGGGTAACACCCAGTGGGAAGCGTCGAGGTCGTGTGGGCCATAATGCTTGCCATACGTCCACCCGTTTTCATCAGCCAGGC